GGCGACTCCGATGCACCGCTTCACGGTCGCGCGCCACGACGGCATCGGTCCACACTCCGACGGTCATCCGTGTGCCAGCTGTGGCCTGCCGAAGAGTGCCCACCAGAAGCCGCCATGCCAGGGAATGCTGAACGTCAAGGGTGAGTCGTTCCCGTGCGACTTGACGCCGCCGCACGACGGCTGGGCGCACGGCAGTACTGCGGCGGGGGCGATCTGGCAATGAGTGAGTCACCTGTTGCAAAGCGCAACACCGATGACATGAGTGACACCGATAACGGCTTCGCCGACTTCTTCGACGCCACCCCGCCGCAGAGCAATCCGCTGCGCGACGAGCTGCTGGCGATGATCCGCACCCGGGACCGCATCACCCCGCGACACCTGCAAGTCGAACTCGGGCCGTCCGACGTCGCTCACCCGTGCATGCGCAGGCTCGCCTACGGCATGATGGCCGAGCCCGGGTCCAACCCTCCGTTCGATCCGCTGCCGTCGATCATCGGCACCGCCGTGCACTCTTGGCTGCAATCGGCGGCGCGATACGCCAACGAGGCGCTGGGCCGGGTGCGGTGGATGACCGAGACCACGGTCCAGGTCGCACCGGGTCTGCGCGGCAGCTGCGACCTGTACGACCGCGACACCGGGACCGTGGTGGACTGGAAGGTGGTCGGCACCCCGCGACTGCGGACGTACCGCAAGGACCCCGGTCCCGCCTACAAGACCCAGGTGTACCTGTATGGCCGGGGCTTCGAGAACGCGGGCCTGCCGGTCAACACCGTCGCGATCGCGTTCGTGCCCCGCGGGGCCACCCTGCACTCGCTGCACGTCTGGTCCGCCGACTACGACCCGAAGGTCGCCGACTGGGCGCTGGACCGGCGCACCCAAGTGATGGGTCTGCTCGACGACCTTCAGCCGCAGGAGCACCCCGAGCGGTATCGCTGGATTCCGGCGACCCAGTACGACTGCCGGTTCTGCAAATTCTATTCGACCAACCCACAGTCCCCCATCCAGTGTCCGGGTGATGGCACGTGAGCGAGCAGTGGTTGCCGGTAGTCGGGTTTGAGGGCTGGTACTCCGTGTCTGATCTTGGTCGGGTGCGCAGCGAAGATCGGGTCATTACCAGGTCCGACGGAGTTGTGGTGACGTGGCGCAGTCGGATGATGTCGACCACGAATCGGGATACCAACGGCTATCCAGTGGTGACCCTTCAGCAGGCGGGCCGGATCAGCAAACGTCGCGTCCACGAACTCGTCATGGAAGCATTCGTCGGGCTGAAGCCGTCCAGCATGGAAATCCTGCACTGGGACGGTGATTACGGAAATCCCGCTCTGTCGAACCTGCGCTACGGAACCCATGCCGAGAATGGCAGGGACACCATCAGGTATCGCACTCACTGCCGACGTCGGCATGAATACACACTCGAAAATACCTACTGGCGCAAGGACACCAACACCAGGATATGTCGAATCTGCCAGGCGGAACGTCGCAAGGTGAATTACGCAAGGACGGGATCGTGACCGAGCGCGCGTTCCACGTGAAACCCGCTTACGACTGCATCGGCGTGCAGCCGTGCGTACACGGATCGAAGGACTGCATACCGGGTACCGGCGGGTCGCACGGCAGGCACAACGCCGAGCTGATCTTCACCGTCAGCGGTCCCGACGTGGAGGTGTCCCTGGTGGTGTTCACCGGCTGGGACTTGCCGACCGTGCCCGTTCATCAGCGCATTACCCGGGACGGGAACTACCCCTACCCCCGGGGTGCCTGGGTGGAGCTGCACACTGCGCGCCCGCGCTACGAGGGCCAGGACCGGGAGGAGCCACGCCCCGACGGGACGTGCAGGGACTGGGCCGCCTGCCATCTCGACACCGGATATTCGATGTCGGACGAGCCGACCCGACTCCTGGTGGAGAAGGGCTCCGACGCGATGTGGGAGTGGCTGGAGAACCTGCACGCACGGACGGTGGCCGAGTGCGATGCCCAGGCGTGAGTTCATCTGCGCCGTCTGCCACCGGCCCTACGTCACCGACACCACCGAGGCCGAGGCCAATCGCGAGCTGCTCGACTCCGGCATTCCCACCACCGACTGTCAGCTGTTGAGCGCCTGCGATGAGTGCTACCAGATCGTGATGAGGCGGGCCCGCGAGATGGGCCTGCTCGAATGAGACTTCCGTGTCCAGCCGGACACAGGAGACAGGTGTTGCATTTCGCAACACACCGCCACCCCTTCACAGAACGGACCCATCCACAATGACATCCTCACTCGGCGGATTCTTCGGCGGCAGCAAGGGCATCACCTGGCCCGACCAGCCGCCCAAGAAGGTCAGCGGAACCATCACGGCGGTCCACCCGCCCGAGGCGGTGAACGACCCGAAGACGGGTCTGCCCACCGACCGCCAGCAAGTACGCATCGAGCTCAGCACCGACGAGCGCGATCCGGAGATTCAGTTCGACGACGGTGCCCGCACGCTGTACGTGAAGTCGTACATGCGCAGCGCCATCGGCGACGCGTTGCGTCGTGCCGGTGCGAAGGAGCCGCAGATCGGTGGGACGCTGACGGTGACGTTCGTCCGCACCGAAGCACCCGAGCGCCCCGGCTTGTCGGCGTCCAAGCACTTCGAGGCGGTGTACGAGGCACCGTCGCCGGGGACGGCCGAGCACTTCGGTACGAACGGTCAGGTCGGTACGGCGCAGGTTCCTCCGCCGGTCGCGGCGGCGACCCCGCCGAAGCCGGACGGCATCTCCGATGCCGCCTGGGCAGCGATGGACGCCGCCACCCGGGCGACCGTCGCCGCCACCATGCCGCCTCCGCCAGCGGCCGCCGGGCCGGTCAAGCCGGACGCCATCTCCGATGCGGCGTGGGCGTCGATGGACGCCGCCACTCGGGCGACGGTTGCCGCCACCATGTCGGTCGGTTCGGACAAAGCGCCCTTCTAACCGGCGTACATTCAGCCGGGAGTGGCGCCCCTCACCCGGGCGGGGGTGCCACTCCCGGCCCCAACTCTCCCCACGAGAGGACACACGATGAATACACTCACACCCCCGTGCCCGAGGTGCCATCGGCCGCTGGATCGCATCGACCACTACGCCATCGAGCACCTCGTCCTTCGCTCCAGCATGGATGGCAAGAGTGGTGACGTCTTCATTCCCGCCACCCTCGACGACGACGACGAGATCACCCTTGCCAGCGAGGTGGACCTTCGCTGCGGACGCTGCGGCGTGTCGCTGCCCCAGGAAGCGCGGGCGTTCTTCTACCGCCGCTGGTATCAGGTTCTGGCCTTGCAGGACAACGATGTCTGAGGTGAAGACCAAGAAGGTCACCTTCGACACTTCGCTGCCGCGTGGCACCTGCGCCACCTTCACCCATGACGGCGAACGCTGGATCGCCTATCCCCAGCACAAGGCCGCTGCCGTCGGTGCCGTCATCGACCGGATGGTCGGCACCCTCGACCGGGTGCACGACGACCTGGTGCGGTGGATCAACATGCGTCCCGAGGACGCCGCCCTGATCGTGCCGATGATGTCCCGCACCGTCACGACGCGGGAACTCGCCAGGGAGAAGGTTCGAGCATGGACCATCTGAGCGCGGCCATCACCATGATCGGAGCCCAGTCCAGACCGACCTGGGCCTGGACTGGCTGGTGGCGGCCCAAGCCGCGGACCCCGACAACTTCAAGGACCTGGTGGAGAATCTCCTGACCAGCGAATCAGACCCCCAGCTCTTGAACTTCTACCTGGCTACCGCACTGGCCACCGCCGTCATCCGGCTGGCATCCAATGAAAGGATTGCATCGTCATGAGAATCCCCCTCCGGAGTCGTCGACGGAAGCCACCCGAGAAGCTGACGCCGGAGGACGTGATTCGGGGCCAGCTTCAGACGGCACACGCCATCCATCCCGGTCACCTGATGCCCGGTGCCGTGGTCAGTGCGTTGACCGACGCCGGGTTCACGATCATCTCCGAGGACGACCTGGACAGCGAGATCGCCCTTGCTCACCAGGCGGGCGTGGACGAGGGCCAGGGCTGGTGATGCCCGACGAGGCGCTCGGATACTCCGACGCAGCCCAGGCTTACTGGGACAAGGGCTGGCTCGGCGTCCTCCCCCTGAATCGCGGGACCAAGTGGCCCCCACCGAAGGGCTTCACCGGATACGACGGCAAGGACCCCTCCTACCCCGACCTGCTCCAGTGGAGTGAGCTGTACCCGTCGGGCAACCTGTGCCTACGGCTGCCCGACGGAATCATCGGCATCGACGTGGACGCCTATGGTGCCAAGACCGGAGCCGCCGCGTTCGCCGAGGCGGTGACGCGTTGGGGACCGCTGCCGGACGGGCCGCAGTCGTCCAGCCGGGACGGCGATCTGGTGTCCGGTCTGCGACTGTTTCGCGTGCCACCGGGCACGCTGCTCGAAACCGTCATCGTGTTCCCCGAGTTGTCCATCGGGGACGTCGAGGTGATCCAGCGTCACCACCGCTACGTGGTGTGCTGGCCGTCGATCCATCCGGAGGGTCGCGGCTATTGGTGGCGCAACGCCACCGGGCAGCTGTTGGGCATTCCCGACGTGACCGAGATACCGGAGTTCCCCCAACGGTGGATCGACGGTCTGAAGCTGACGCCCCGCTCGCTGGACCTCAGCACCGGAGACTACGACGTTCGTCAGGCGCTGACGTCCGGCGATCCGTCGGTCCTGGTGAGTGCCCGGTTGCAGATGGCGATCAAGGAACTGAACCTGCCGGGGACGTCGCGCCACGATACGTGCTTGCGGCACACGATGGCGCTACTGCGTCACGGTGCCGAGGGGCAGTCGGGCGTCGAGCAGGCGTTGACGCTACTGCGTGAGGTATTCGTCGCCGTCGTCACGATGGACGGCTCGCGCACCCGCGACATTGCCGTCACCGAGTTCAACCGGATGATCACCAACAACAACGTGGCGCGGGAGCTTTCCCAGCCGGGAATCTCCGACTGGTTTCGGCAGAACATGGAGCCGCCCCCGACGAGCGGCGACCCCGACGCCCAAGGTGCCAACGTGAAACGGGCTGAAGACGACGGGGTCACCGGTCCCGGTACGACTGTCGGGGCCGCGTCGGAACCTCCCGATCCTACCCCGGTCGGCGAGCTGGAATCGTTGGAGCAGGACTTCTGGACGGCCCGTCCGCAGCACGAATTGATCTACAAGGCCGCCATCGCCAGCATGGCGTCGCCGTGGGCGGTGCTCGCCTGCTGCGTCGCCCGCATGTTGACCTTCGTCCCGCCCCGCTTCGTGCTTCCTCCGATCATCGGGAGCATCGGGTCGCTGAATTGGTTCGCCGCCATCGTCGCCAGGTCGGGTGGCGGGAAGGGTGCGGCGATGGGGGTGGCCCGGCAGCTGGTCACCGGGGAGGTCTTCGACTCGCCCATCGGTTCGGGCGAGGGCATGGTCGAGTGCTACAACCGCGCGCCGGGAAAGGGCGACGATCCGCCGCCGCCGGTCATCTCGGTGATGTTCACGGTGGAGGAGATCGACTCGCTCGGTGCGATGACCGGCCGATCCGGCCAGACCACCATGACCGTGTTGAGGCAGGGGTTCTCCGGTGAGCGGCTGGGGATGGCGTACCGGGGCAGGCGCGGGGAGTTCGTTCCGGCGCACACCTACCGGATGACGCTGGTCGCGTCGGTGCAGCCGTCCCGGGCTGGAACGCTGCTCGACGACAGCGGCGGCGGCACTCCGCAGCGGTTCATGTGGTTCCCCGGCCGTGACAAGCGGATCACCGAGGAGGTCACGGAATGGCCCGTCGACCGGGTCGGCCTTCGGTTGTCGCTGTCGAGGGTGGAAACGTGGCGGATGACCAGTGCCGCCAGCGTGGTGCCCATTCCCCCCGAGGCGGAGGCCGAGATTCGCCGGACCCGCGCCGCGGACCAGCGCGGGGAGAGCGATGCGCTGAACAGTCACGCGCTGTTCTGCCAGGAGAAGCTGGCCTTCGCGCTGGCCTTCATGGATGGTCGCGTCGAGATCGACTCGGAGGACTGGCGGCTGGCCGGGATCGCGTCGAGGGTGTCGGACTGGACCCGCGAGAAGGCCACCAAGTCGTATCAGACGGCGAAGGAGGACGAGTCCCGGGATCGCGGTCAGTTGCGCGGGGTGGAGGCCGCTGCCGCCGACCTGGGGAAGCTGCAGGAGCGGACCGATTCCTCGCAGCGGGTGCTGAACAGGGTCATCGACAAGATCAAGCGGTCGATGCCGGACGGCATCTCCAACCGGGATCTCGACAGGAGCATGAGCCGCGACCGCGCGCTGATGAAGGGCGCGCTCGACTACGCGGAGGGTCAGGGCTGGATCACACAGCGCGAGGGCACGACCATCTGGGTGACGCGCTGAACGGAGAGCAGGGGCAGTGACGGGCTCACCCGTAGGTATGGGGTCATGGCCCGCACTTTCAGCAGGAGGAAAATGAAAAACCCCTGCCGCAACCCCTGCTCTCCTGGTCCATTACACGCCGACGTGACGCAGGGCGGCCTGCGCTCTGTGTCGGTTCTCGCGCAGCGTGGTGCTGTTGGTCTTGTCCCAGGGCAGCCACACGCCGGCGTAGAACCCGCCCTTGGTTCCACTTCGTGCGTAGCGTGCACACTTCACGATGACCGGGCAGTCGCTGCACACTGCCGCCATGTCTCGGCGCGCGTCCTCGCTGGGGGTGATGTCTGGTGTCCACGGCAGGTCGCGCCGTTCGGCGCATCTGGCCCCAGCCCATCTGTTTGTCGACACGTTAATAGCTTAAAGCATTGGCGTCGTTGACAACATGTATGCCACGACGCTAATTTTGATGCACAATGCCTAACGAAAAGATCGCCCAACTCATATCCACCGGACTGCGCGATGGGATGACGCACCCGGGGCGCAATGGTGGGGAGCCCGCGCCCATCGTCCTGCCGATGTTCCGCACCACGGGAATGCCGCAGGAGATGTCCGAGCTAGTGGACGAAACCTCCACCCTGCTGGGAGAGGCCATCGTTGCCCTCATCGAGGGCGAGGGCAACTCGGAGATCATCGACAAGGAGAAGGCCGCGGAGTTGCGGATCGCCGACGAGGACGCCGACACCCGGCACGTCGCCGTGCACTGCCGTTGCGACAGCGGCCGCAGTGATCCGCTGGCCATCTTCACCATCACCAACAGCCCGTACGTCCTCATCGACGGGAAGCAGTTGATCACTGGCTTGTCGGCGCGGTCGCCGGAGCATCCTCACCCGAGACTGCCATGAGTCGCGTCCGCATCCGAATCGACGACGAACTCCTGTTCGACGACGATCTCGACGTGTGGCAGGCCACTCCGCCCGATGCGTTTAGGGACATGCTCCGTCCGGGTGCTCAACCCCAACCGTGGATGAAGGCCATCATGGTCACCATGGCGGACGCTGCGATGGCCGGGGATAGCGTGAGCATCGAGGCGATCACGGGTCCGGCCATCTGGTCGATGGAGGTGACGAAGACATGAGGGTTCAGGCTCCCCGGCGTCGACAGCCGTCCGGCGGCAAGCTGACCAGCGGACGCTGGAAGAAGTTGCGGGCCCAGGTGATCCGCGAGGAGCCCGTGTGTCGTCTGCGCCTGAACGGCTGCACCGTGTGGTCGGACACCGCTGACCACATCATTCCGATGCGGGATCGTCCCGACCTGAGGTACTGCCGATCGAACCTGCGCGGCAGCTGCCAGTCCTGCAACATGGCCCGCGGGTACCGACCACTGTCGGTGGTGCGCGAGGAGCAGAAGCTCGTCGCGCCCCGGCAGCCCCAGAAGTCCGCTGCGGCACTGGAGTTCTTCTCGTGAGCTGGAAGACGGTCACCGGCGCGGACGGCAAGCCGTACCTGCTGCTGGACGGCATCAACGTTACCGTTCCCTCCGCGGTGGTGACGGACGAGAGCGTGCCCCGGGGCACGGCGTACGTTCTGGCCGAGCCGGTCGGGCCCAGCAGTCCGGCGTGGCTTCAGGACATGATCGACTCCACCAATGCCTTCGCGCTGGTTCCCGGCGACGGGCCGGGTGCTTACACTCTGGACGAGGTGGCGAAGCTGCGCCGTGGGTTCGGGTTCGGTATGCGCGACGGTATGCGCGGCCCGCTGTGGCAGGCGATGGACCGGCAAGACCCCATCCAGGACGGGTACGACGAGTTGGTGCGGGATGACGGCGCGGTGGTGCGGCGGTGGATGCCCGGCGACCCTGATATGAGGTGGCTGGCCGATCCGCCTGTTGCACAACGCAACACCCCCACGCCGCCGTCGGGGCGGTTTCAGAATCTGGACTGGGACGAGCCGTGAACGTGACCGACGCCGCGTCGAGCGGCGACGAGTTGAACCTTCAATACGCCATCCGCGACCGGCTCGCCGAGGCCATCGAAGACTGCCCGGTGCGCGACTTGTCGGCGCTGACCCGACGATTGCAGGACACTGTCAAGGAGATCCGCGAGCTGGAGGAGCGTCGGGAGAAGGAGAGCGGTGACAATGACGGTTCTGGACGAAGCCGGAAGTGGGACCCCGCCGACGAGCTCTGACGACGACGACCGGCGCAATCGCAAGCTCTCCGAGGTCGCCAGGAAGCTCGTCGTCCCCGAGGGCATCACCGGGTCCTACTGGCCCAAGGTTCGCGATGGCTCGTACCTTCGGCTGGGGCTGAGCCTGGACCGCTGGCAAGACGGTATCGCTGGGCTACTCCTCGCGCACCGCTCCGACGGCGTGCTGGCCCACACCATCGGCGGCTTCGGCATGAGCCTGCCCCGCCAGGTCGGTAAGACCCACACCATCGTCAGCGTCATGTTCGGACTGTGCGTGGAGTACCCCGGCCTGCTGGCGATCTGGACGAGCCACCACGTCAAGACCAACTCCGAGACGTTTCAGGCGGTGCAGTCGTACTGCAAGCGGGAGAAGATCAAACCCTTCATCAAGAAGGTCTACCTCGGCTCCGGCGACGAAGCCGTCGAGTTCGCCAACGGCAGCCGCATCCTGTTCGGTGCCCGGGAGCGTGGGTTCGGCCGAGGCATTCCCGGCGTGGACGTGCTGATGAGTGACGAGGCGCAGATCCTGACCCAGCGCGCCATGCAGGACATGCTCGCCACCCTGAACACGTCACGGCTCGGCCTGCACATCTACGTGGGAACGCCGCCGAAGCCGACCGACAACTCCGAGATGTTCACCACCATGCGCCGGGAAGCCGGGGAGGGCGAGGCCACCGACATCGCGTGGATCGAAGCCGGGGCCGACGAGGACGCCGACATCGACGACGTGGAGCAGTGGATGAAGGCCAACGCGTCGTGTCCGCATCGCACTCCGGTGGTGTCGATCCAGCGGTTGCGCCGACGCCTCGACGACGACGGGTTCCGGCGCGAGGCACTCGGCATCTGGTACGCCTCGGAGAACAGCAGCTTCGACATCGCCGCCTGGTCCGAGCTCGCCGACATCGGGGCCGACACGCCGGAGCGGGCCGCGCTCGTCGTCGACATGAGTCCGGATCGGCGGTACTGCTGGATCGGGGTGGCCGGTGAGGTCGGCACCGAGAAGGGCGACCGGGTACTACTGATGGCCACCGAGACCACTGCGGCCACCGCCGTGGCGAAGGTTCAGAAGCTGATCGAGAAACGCGACATCGTGGAAGTGGGCATCACCGGTGGTGCGGCTCGCGCGCTGGAACCCGCGCTGGTCGAGGCGGGCATCGAGTACCAGCGGCTTTCTCCGGCCGACATCGCCGCGTCCTACTCCACGTTGCAGGAGGCGATCAAGAACGGAACGGTCTGCCATGCCGATCAGGTCGAGTTGACCACTGCACTGCTGATGACCAAGACCCGGTTCATCACCTCCGGCGAATCCGAGGTGTTCGACCGGCGCAAGTACAGTGCGAATCTGTCACCTGCGGTGGCGTGCGCGTGTGCGCTCTACCGCTGGGGACTCAACGCCGTGCCGATGCCGGTCTTGCTGTAGTGGGGTGTTGCAAAGTGCAACACCCTAGAATCGGCCCAGGAGGTGGTCCGAATGGGATTCTGGTCGAGCTTGTTCGCGATTCCCAGTGTGCCCGACTTTCCCAATGAGAACGGTCCGGCCGACTACAACCCCGGTGATCCCGACATGGTGGACGTGTCCGCCCTCAAGGATCTCCCCGAGGGACGTTCGCTGCCGTGGATTCAGCCGAGCACCTGGTCCGGCTATCCGGACTCGTGGTCGACACCGGCGTACTCCCAGAAGGCCAAGACCAAGAGCCTCATCGACGTAGCGTGGGCGTGCATCGACCTCAACTCCTCGATCCTGTCCACCATGCCCGTCTATCGGATGCGCAACGGACGCATCATCGAGTCGGTGTCGTGGATGTCCAACCCCGACCCCACCGTCTACGGCTCCTGGCAGGAGTTCGCCAAGCAGTTGTTCTGGGACTTCCACCTCGGTGAGGCATTCGTGCTGCCGATGGCGCACGGCTCCGACGGATACCCCATCCGATTCCGGGTCATCCCGCCGTGGCTGGTCAACGTCGAGCTCGGCGGCGGTGGACTGCGCGAGTACAAGATCGGGTCACTGAACGTCACCAACGAGATCCTGCACATTCGCTACCAAGGGACCACCGACGACGCCCATGGCCACGGTCCGCTGGAACCGTCCGTCGACCGGCAGGTGGTCGTCGGACTGTTGCAGCGGTACGTGAAGAACCTCGCCGAAACCGGTGGCACTCCCCTGTACTGGCTCGGCGTGGATCGCAAGATCAGCGAGTCCGAGGGTCGGGACATGATGGACCGCTGGATCGAGTCCCGCGCCAACTACGCCGGGCATCCCGCACTGGTGTCCGGTGGGGCCACCCTCAATCAGGCGCACTCGATGAACGCCAGTGAGATGACCCTGCTGGAGATGACGCAGTTCAGCGAGGCGCGGATCGCGATCCTGCTCGGCGTGCCGCCGTTCCTCGTCGGCCTCCCCGGTGCCACCGGCTCACTGACCTACTCGAACATCGAGCAGCTGTTCTCGTTCCACGATCGGTCCAGCCTGCGGCCCAAGGCCAATGCCGTGATGACACAGCTGGACAGCTGGGCGCTGCCGGCCCCGCAGACCTTGGAGCTCAATCGCGACGACTACACCCGGCCCAGCCTGGTCGATCGCGCCAACGCCTACCGGATACTCATCGAGTGTGGCGTGATGGTAGCCGAGGAGGCGCGGGCGATGGAACGCCTGGACGGTGAGATGTCGGCGTCCAGGATCACTGGTGGTCGGGACTGATGCTGGGTGTCTCGATCAGCACCCGGAATCGTCGGCCGATGTTCGAGCGAGCCTTCGCTCAGTGGCGGCGCTTCCTGCCCAGGGGCAGCGTGTGCGTGGTGGTCGACGACGCGTCCGAGAGGCCGCTGACCGGCAACGACACCGTGGAGAACGAGTCGCTGTACCAGCTGATCACGCACGACGTGTGCCTGGGCGTGGCGATGACGAAGAACGACGGCATCACGGCTCTGATGGACGCCGGGTGTACCGACCTGTTCCTCGCCGACGACGACGTTGCGCCTGCTCTCGGGTACTGGTGGATGCCGTACGTCGACTCACCCGAGCGGCACCTGTCGTATCAGTGGCCCAACTGGAGAAGGCACCGTGGCCGGGAGTGCGGCGACGGAGTGCACTTCCAGGTCGACGTGCCCCGCGGCGTGTTGTTGTATGCCCATCGCAGTGTCATCGACGAGGTCGGTGGCATGGACCCCGCTCACGGTGCATGGGGCGGTGAGCACGTCGAATGGCAGGCCCGCATCCACGACGCCGGTCTGACCACCTGGCCCTATGCCGACGTTCTCGGGTCGGAGAGCCTGTGGAGGGAACCGCGCATCCCGTCGACGATGCCCACTCATCGGCGGGATCGCGTCTTGGAACGCACCGCAGTCCAATGGCAGAAACCCCGGCCGCGATTCGTCCCCCATCGCCAAGATCACTGCGTGCAGGACTACTCGCTGGGCCCGGTCATCGTCGACGACGGCCAGCCCTACCCCGCGGTGCGTCACGTCGTGGACCTGCAGCCCGCCGGTGTGGCGGTGGAGTTCGGCGTCGGGTCGGGAACCTCGACCCGGCTGGTGTCCGAGTACATGCCGGTGGTCGGGTTCGACTCCGGCAAGGGGTTGCCGCAGGCGTGGCGGCCGGGGTTCCCGAAGTACTCGCTCGCCTACGGCATTCCCGAGGTGGAGAACGCCACCATCATGGCGGGCTGGTTCGCCGACACGCTTCCCGGCGTCGACTTTGAGAGTCTCGGCTACATCGGGCTGGTTCACCTGGACGCCGACCTGTTCTCCAGCACCGAGATCGCGCTGAAGTACGTGGGGCCGCACCTGCGGCCGGGGTGCTACCTGGTCTTCGACGAGTGGCACGGGTACGACGGCGCGGAGAATCACGAACAACGGGCGTGGCGCGAGTTCGCCGACGACACCGGTATCGGCTGGACCGTCGTCGGCCACGGCGAGGAGCAGTGGGTCATCAGGATCACGGGTGTTGCACAATGCAACACCCACAACGAAGGGATGCAGCATGACTGAAGTCGAGGACACCGGCAACGAGGTGCCCGTAGAGGTCGAGGCGCAATTGCGGGCCGCCGTCGATACGGCGATCAACAGCCCCAAGACGGCGCAGGGATTCCTTGGGCTGCCGACGCCCGATCTCGGCGCGCTCGGCGAGTACAAGGGCAAGGCGATCGAGATCATCGACAAGGTGCTCGCCGCGATCGACACGATTCAGCAGTACTCCTGGCTGATCCCGAGCAAGTACGTCGATGGCGTGCAGGGATTCGAGGATGCATTGCGCAAGGTGCGCGGCTGGCTCGATTGATACCCGACGACACGCGGTCGCGATGAAGGTCGGCGTGATCATTCCGTTCCGGCTGCGGGACGGCGGTGATCCGTTGCGCCGGGAGAACCTGGATCGCGTCCTCAATCACTGGTTCTCCCAGGACTACCAGGTCGACGTGGTGAGCGACGGCCGCGGGGGCGACCAGCAGTTCAACCGCAGCGCCGCCTATAACGACGGCGTGGCCAGGACTGACGCCGACGTGCTGATCTTCGCCGAGTCGGACTTGCTCGTCAGTCACGAACAGGTCGACCGGGCGGTGGCGATGGCCGTCGCCGGGCCCGGGATGGTGATTCCGTTCTCCTGGTTCATGGCCCTGTCCGAGCAGGATTCCCAGGCAGTGCGGGCGTTCGAGTCGGAACCGGTGGACTGTCCGGCGTCCCCGGTGAAGGGCCATCGCGACAGCATCGGCGCGATCAACGTCATGTCGCGGGATACCTACGACCTGGTCGGTGGATACGACGAACACCTGGAGGGTGCCTGGTACGACGACGACGCGATGAAGATCGCGTTCGACGTCGCCGCCGGACCCACCCGGTGGGTGGAGGGATCGGCCTACCACCTGTACCACCTGTCCGGCGGTCGGGGCGAACACCTCACCCACGCAGACCGTGCGGCTACCACGCGCAATCGTCTACGGCTGCAACAGTATCGACGGGCGAAGACGCCCGAGCAGATCAGATCGTTGACGATGTGAAGGGATTCTCGTGACGACTCAGCTCATGACGATCAGCATCGGCGTCGTCGCCGACGTGCGCCGGGGTGACATGGGTGAACGGCTCGCCATCCGGGTGGCCGCCGACCATCTCGGCATCGACACCGAGATGCGAGGGGGTACCAAGAACCACGTTGCGGTGTGGCGGAAACACGCCGACGATCCGGCCGACTGGAGCGTGGTCCTGGAGGACGATGCCGTCCCGGTCGACGGGTTCCGTGAGCAGCTCGCCGATGCGCTGGCCGTCGCACCGGCTCCGATCGTGTCGCTCTACCTGGGTCGCGGGTACATCGAGGACAACCGCATCGGGGAGATCCTGACCCGCGCCGACGTTCTCGGTGCGAACTGGATCGTCACCCAGGGAAGAATCCTGCACGCCGTCGGGCTCGCGGTGCGCAAGGACCTCCTACCGGCATTGGTCGCCAACCTGCCCCGCGACGAGTGTCCGATCGACCGGTCGCTGTCGATGTGGGCGCGTCGCGATGGGCATCGAGTGGCCTACAGCTGGCCGTCGCTCGTCGAGCACGCCGACGGAGCGAGCTTGGTGACGCGTTATCGCAGGACGGAGCGCAGGGCGTGGCGCACTGGAACGCGAGATGATTGGTGCGACAAGATGATGCCCATGGTGTGAAGCATTCGTCATGGTATAAGCACTGCTGCGGTAGCCTGAGAACAATTCTCGTGAGGAGAGGCAATGGCTGACGATCCGAAGAAGCCTTACGGGGACGTCGTTTACGCCGATCCCGGGTATCAGGACGACAAGAAGAAGCGGTACCCCCTCGACACCGAGGCCCACGTCCGGGCTGCCTGGTCCTACATCAGCATGCCGAAGAATCAAGAGCCCTACACGGCTGAGCAGGTAGCGGCGATCAAGGGCCGCATCAGGGCCGCAGCCAAGAAGTTCGACATCGAGTTGTCCGAGAGCGAGGATCGCAACGCCATGGTTCCATCTGTGGAAACCCGGTCGGATGGGGTTCGCATCGACGGTGTCGACTTCGGGCAGCGGGTCATCACCGTGCTCGCCGTCCCCTACGAGCAGCCCACCCAGGTTCTGTTTCATCAGGAGCTGTACGACGAGGTGTTCGCCCGCAGCGCCTTCAACGGCATCGAGAGTCAGACCCGCAAGATTCCGGCGACGGCCGCGTTGGAGATTCCCGCAGCCAACCACGCCGGAGGTCGCCTGGTCGGCAGGGTGATCTCGTCGGACCCGTATCGCGAGGCGGGGCTGGTCAGCGAGATAAAGATCAGCCGTACCGACGTCGGTGACGACACCCTCGAACTTGCCGCCGACGAGGCATTGTGGCCGAGCATCGGTTTCATGGTGAAGAATCCACGGTTCGACCAGGAGCTGGACCGCTACAAGAAGACACGCCGGGTCAATCGGGCGTTCTTGGATCACCTGGCGTTCGTGGGGCAGCCCGCCTACGACGGTGCGAAGATCCTCGCGATGCGCGCCGCCGCCGAGGGCGCAGTGTTCGAGAGCGAGCAGGAGCCACTCCCTGCGACTCCCCGCATGGACCAGTTCCTCAACGATCCGATCATGCAGTGGGCGTCCGAGCGGGCGCGTCAGACGTAGAGCCCTTCTTCAGGAACTGGTAGAACGCCTCCGCCATGTCGAGGACGTCGTTCGTCTGCGGCGCGGGCTTGCCACCACGCAGGACGGCGACCGCCGACTGAAGCGCGGTGGTCCGGTGGTCCGGTGGGGTGGGCGCACCGAAGCCGTTGGACTTCGGCGGCTCCGTGCGATTGCCGACGACGAGTGGAGGCTTGGCCGGAGCGGGAGCAGTCATGGTCGGAGTCTACTTTCGATCATGGTCGTTGTGAGTCATCAGCCTGTCGCGTAAGGCTATGGCCGCGCGCTCAGCTTCAGGGAGGGTGGCGAAGGAGCCAGCGTTGTACTTGACTCCGTCTAGCTGCGCTGCGACGCGATACCGTCCGCGCTTCAGCGTTACGCCGCGCACGCCGGTGCTGGTCCCGCGATTGGCCTTCCTGTTCTGGTTGTTCTGGGCAACGGTGACCAGACGCAGGTGGTCAGGGTTCATGCAGAGCCGCGTTCCGCAGATGTGGTCAATGACCCTGTCTTGAGG